TGCACGAGAAGAAGATCGAGGAGGTGCGCACCCGCGAGGCGGCCGACCTGGCGCGTCAGGAGATGTACCGCGACGCGGTGGATGGTGCCTTCGGTCAAGCCGTGAACGCTTCGCTGGACCAGGCCAAGGCCGCAGGCCTGGACTACCGCGCGCCCGAGAACAAGGACAAGCTCGCGGAGCTGGATCGCCGCACCTCCCACTACGCCCAGGCCGCGCAACTGATGTTCCCCGGCAAGCCCGGCCACTGGTATGACCGCTGGGGCCTGGACCGCGCGCATCAGGAGGTGGCCGCCAAGTACGGCATCACCCTCGGCAAGGCGCCTGCACCCGGCCCGGCCGCTGGTCCTGCGCCTAGCCCGGCGCCGGCCGCGCGCCAGGCGCCGGACCTGTCCAAGCTGCCGCCGACCACGCGCAACGCGCCCAACGCTGCCGACCCGGCCATCGGTGGCGGCGAGTTCTCGCACTTGGACAGCCTCACCGGCGCGGACCTCGAGCGAGCCTTGGCGCGCCTGACGCCCGAGCAGATGGACCGCTACCTGGCGTGACCATGGGCGCTGTAGCTCAACCGCAACAGATGGCTTCCCTCACGCGCACTTTGCGCGTAGGCGACGAGCTTTCTTTGGACAATGGGCGCGTCGTCGTTCGGGTGGAGGACATCGACCGGAAACGGTCAACGGTGAACTTCCGCATCGACCGCGAACTCGTGGTGGACAAGCCACCCAAGAAGCCGCCGGGATAGGCCCGGAGGCGGACCAGAGCGCAAGAGGCTGCTCGCTAACCCTGCAACAGGAGCAGCCTCATGACGACCTTCATCGGTGTCAACGACCCGCAAGCGGTCAAGAAGTGGGCCACGTCGATGGCCGTTTCGATCAGCAAGGAAAGCTGGTTCACCTCCCGCATGGTGGGCATGGGCAGCGAAGCCCGCACGCCCATCCAGCAAATCGACGACCTCGAGTCGGGCGCCGGCGACGAGGTGACGGTCGACCTGCTCATGCCCATGTCCATGGAGCCTCGCGTGGGCAACCAGACCCTGGATGGCCACGAGCAGGACATGAAGTACTACACCGACAAGCTGCGCATCGACCAGCTTCGCGGTGGCGTCAACGCGGGCGACCGCATGACGCAAAAGCGCACCCTGCGGAACCTGCGCAAGGAGGCCAAGCGCGTGATGAAGGACTGGTGGGTTCGTCTGATGGACGAGCTGTACTTCATCTACCTGTCCGGCTCCGTGGGCGCTGGCCTGTCGACCAAGCTGCTGTCCTCGACCAACCCGTTCTTCAACGTGAACTCGCTGACCGCCCCGGACAGCCAGCACCTGATGTACGGCGGCACGGCCACCTCCAAGGCGTCGATCACCTCCAGCGACGGCATGAGCCTGCGCCTGATCGACCGCGCCGTGGCCAAGGCCGAGACGATGGGCGCCGACGGCTCCGACGAGCTGTCGATGGTCAAGACCAACGTGGACGGCTCCGAGAGCTACGTGGCCGTGATGCACACGTTCCAGTTCGACGCCATGAAGTCCTCGACCTCGACGGGCCAGTGGCTGGACATCCAGAAGGCGGCTGCCGCGGCCCAAGGCCAGAGCAACCCGATCTTCAAGGGCAACGTGGGCGAGTACAACGGCACGGTGATGCACAAGCACCGCAACGTGATCCGCTTCTCGGACTACGGCGCCGGTGCCAACCTGCCCGCCGCGCGCGCGCTGTTCCTGGGCGCCCAGGCCGGCATCGTGGCCTACGGCGACAACGGCTCGGGCGTGCGCTACAAGTGGACCGAAGTGGTGCGCGACCACGAGAACCAGGTGGCCATCGGCTCCTACGCCGTCATGGGCATGAAGAAGTCCACCTACAAGAGCAAGGACGGCACCGTGACGCGCGACTTCGGCGTGATGGCGCTGGACACCTACTGCGTCGACCCGGCCTGATGACGGCGGTGGACCCGGAACCCGGTTCCGGGTCTGCCACCGGCGCAGAACCACAACCTGCCCAGCAACCCCGAGGAGTCACCATGAAATCCCTCCGTACCGCCTTCCTGGCGATCGCCGTCGGCGCCCTGGCGCTGGCCTCCACCGCCCTCGACAAGGCCAAGAGCTTCGGCTCGGCCGTCGCCGAGGACATCCACGCCGCCGCGACCGGCTTCATGCGAGGCGCCGGCTTCATCCTGGGCGTCGTCACCCTGGCGGACACCTACACCGGCAAGTACCCGGTGCTGATGAACCCGCCGCGCTCGGACGTGCTGGAAGTGGTCATCCCGTTCGCCCTGCCGGCCGCCAACGTGGCCAACGGCGACGTGCTGTCCCTGTGCAAGGTGCCCGCCGGCGTGAAGATCATCGACTGGATGATCTACACCGACGACGCGGACAGCAACGGCGCGCCGGCCATCGCCTACTCGCTGGGCACGCTGAACTCCGCTTCGGCCCCCACGGCGCTGACCACGACCTACAAGTCGGGCATCACCACGGCGCAGAGCGGCGCGCTGCAGCGATGCGACACGACCGCCGCCCAACTGGAGTCCACGGCCGCCGAACGCCCGGTGGGCATCCTGTTCACCGCCGCTGCCGCGACCTACGTGGCCGGCAAGACCGGCGCGCTGGTGCTCAAGCTCGCCGACGCTTAAACTCAGCAGTACGCTGACCAGAAGGGGCTGCCTACACATGTGCAGCCCCTTCGCATAAGCGCACCGCCAACACCAACCCGAGGAGCAACCCATGGCGACGACCAAGGCCACCAAATCCGCAGGCTTTCAGCCGACCCTCGTGCATGCGTACCGCCGCAAGCCGCACATGGTCCCCGGCCCGAACGGCGTGGAGGTCGAGCAGGAGGTGGAAGTCGTGTTCGATGGCGAGCGCGTCAAGTTCAAGTCCAACGCCGAGGGCCACGTGGTCGGCCTGGTCAGCAAGGAGCCGACGTTCCTGCGCCTGACCAAGGAAATCCCCGAGGCGTACATCGTCTACCAGGGCGGCGACAACGTGCCGGCCGCCCCGCCGCCGGCCGCCCCGAGCAAGCCCGCTGGCGTGTTTGTGCTCCAGTCCGGCGACGGCGAATTCAAGGTGCTGGACGACCTGAGCGACGAGGAGCTGCGCGCCTTCGCCACCGAGGCCGGCGTCGAGGACGATGCCCTGCCCAAGGTGCTGGTGGCTGACGACCTGCGCCGCGCCATCTACAACCTGCTCACCGCCGGCCAGTAATCCCGCGGGCCTCGCGCCCGCTTCCCCCGAGGAGGGTAGATGCGCACCTGGGACGTGTTCTTTCCTGACGTGCTGCCCGATGTCCTCGGGTGCCCGGAACCGACGATCGAGCGGCACCTCCAGCGTGCCGCCGTTCGCTTTTGCGCCGAGTCGCGCTGCTGGCGCGAGGACCTCGACCGCATCACCACCCGCGCCGGCCGCGCCACCTACGACCTGCCCTGGCCCGACCAGGCCGAGGGCGTGGAGCTCATTGGCGCCGCGCTGGACGGCCGCGACATCGCCCTGGAGGTCACGGACGGCACCACCCTTGCCGACCGGCGCGCCGGCAACACCGGGCGCGACCGCGTGCTGTCCGACGACGGCCTCGTGACTATCACCGTCATGCCCACGCCCGGCGAGGGCCAGGAGCTGCGCTTGGCGGCCATCCTGCGCCCGACCGAGGCCGCCACGGGCCTGCCCGATCGCATCGCCGACCGCTACCGCACGGCCATCGCCGCCGGCGCGCTGTCGACGCTGCTGATCCTGAACAAGGCCGCTTGGGCGAACCCGGCGCTGGCGCAGGTCAAGGCTGGCGAGTTTCAGGACGCCATCGACGCCACCCGGCAAAAAGTCTGGAAGGCCCACACCAACGCGCGCCGGCGCACCGTCACGAACTGGTACTGACCATGAAGGGCAGCGACATCGACACCATCGCCGGCGCCCTGCTGGTGGACCCCAACGCGGTCACGTGGAAGGCCGCCGACCGCCTGCGCTGGATCAACATGGGCGTGCGCGAGATCGCCACCTTGAAGCCCAAGGCGTCGACCGTCTCGGCGGCCATTGCCATCACCGCCGGCCTCACGCGCCAGGAGGTGCCGGCCGATGTCATCGCGGTGCTGGACCTGACGGCCAACATGGGCGCCGACGGCCTCACCCCGGGCCGCGCCATCAGTACCGTGGCGGCCGACCGGCTGGCTGCGGCCGTGCCGACCTGGCGCACCGACAAGGGCGCCGCCGTGCGCCATCTGGTCATCGACGACCGCGACCCGGGCGCCTTCTACGTGTGGCCGGCCATCACAAGCGGCACGTGGTACGTCGAGGGGCTGCTGCACAAGCACCCGGTGTCCATCACGGCGCTGGGCGACACCCTGCCGCTGAACGACAGCTACCTCAATGCGCTGGTCGAGTACGTGCTGCACATGGCCTACGCGCAGGACGGCGAGAACCCCGGCCACGCCGAGCTGTCGGTGGCGCACTACACCAAGTTCGCGCAGACGCTGGGTGTGCAGATCCAGAAGCAGAAAAAGGCCAGCCCATCGGCAAACTCGGCCGAGGCGCCGGGCTACCCCGTCGTCGACAAGAACGCAGCCCCGTAATCCGAGGATTCCATGACCGCTCCGACCTGCGCCGTCTCCACCACCGTCTACCTGGCCAGCGGCCAGCCGGACCTCAAGGCCGCCATCTCGTTCAAGCTGGCGAGCACCGACGTGTCCGCCGGTCTGGGCTACGTGCTGCCCTCCGAGGTGTACGCGGTGGCCGACCCGGTGACGGGCCTCATCACGGCCAACCTGTGGCGCAACGCGCTGGGCTCGAGCGTCTACAACGTGACGATCGAGGGCAGCGAAAAGACCGAGCGCACGACCTGCGTGGTGCCCGACCTCGCAAGCGTGGCGCTGGAGGCGATCGCGGCGACCCCGCCGAGCGCGCCCAAGCCCGAGGGTCAGGTGAGCGTCGACGCAGCCGTGGCTGCCGGCGCGCAGGCCCTGGAGTCGGCCACCGAAGCCGCCACCAGCGCCTCGGCTGCCGCCACCAGCGCCGGCGCCGCCGCCGGGAGCGCGACCGCCGCCGCGACCAGCGCATCCGATGCGGCCTCCAGCGCCGGCCAGGCCGCCGCGAGCGTGACCGCGGCCGGCACGCAGGCCACCAACGCCGGCACCAGCGCGACGGCTGCGGCCGGCAGCGCCACGGCAGCGGCCACCAGCGCGACCAACGCGGCCACCAGCGCCACGTCGGCCGCCGGCAGCGCCACCACGGCCACCACGCAGGCGACCACCGCCACGACCAAGGCTGGCGAGGCGGCGGGCAGCGCCACCACGGCCACCACCAAGGCGAGCGAGGCGGCCGGGTCCGCCGGCGCCGCGGCGGCCAGTGCCACCACCGCCAGCACGCAGCGTGCGCTCGCGCAGCAGGCCGTGACCGATGCCCAGGCGCAGGTCACGCTGGCCGCGGCGCAAGTCACGGCCGCCGGCACCCATGCGGGCGAGGCACTGGCCTCGGCCAACGCAGCGGCGGCGCAGGCCGTGCAGGCGGCCGCCATGAAGGACGAGGCCACCGTGCAGGCGGGCAAGGCCGGCTCCAGCGCCTCGAGCGTGCTGGCCATCTTCGGCAGCGCGGCGGCCATCAGCGCGTCGCTGGCGATCGGGCTGGGGTACGCGAGCACCGCGCAGGCCCAGGCGAACCTGTCGGCCTCCTACGCGGCCAGCGCCGCCAGCGTGGCCCAGCAGGATCTGTCGGGCGTCACCGGCGCGGCGCTGCACCGCTCCCCCAACGCGGTGACGGCGCAGTTCATCTACGACACCAGCAAGGACAGCGACGGCGGCCTGCGCCTGTGCGAGCAATCGGCGAACACGTCCTGGTACAACGAGCCGCTCAATGGGCCGTGGCTCACGTCCCCCAATGGCGTCGGGCACCAGCGCGAGCTGGAGGCGCGCCTTGTTGGAGCGACGCTCGGCGCTGAAGCGACTACCAACGGCGACTTCTCCAACGGGGCGGTGAACTGGAACGCCATTGGCACGGGTTCGACGTTCACCGTGTCCGGTGGCGTCGGCATCTTGACCACCTCGGGTAGCCCGGTGTCCCCTGGCGTCCGCTATTCCGCTGCCGGGCTCACGGCAGGGCAGCTCTATGTCGCGGTGTGGACCGTGGACAAGGGAACAGCCGCCAACATGGCCGGGTCGCACAACGGCGCGTTCGGCGGCGCGAATCTGTACGACGCTGGCGTCAAGACGATCACGATGCCGTTCGTGCCCAACGGGACGGCTTTCGACCTAGTTGTCCCGAACGTGGCCGGGCTGACCACGACGATCTACAAGCTGTCGATCAAGCCCGTCACCGCCTTCAACACCACCAGCGGCAGCTACTACCAGCTCGCCACAGATGGGAAGTTCTACCGACTGTCCAAGAACCTGGTGCGCTACTCGACCTGGCCTGGCTCAGGTGGGGCGAGCACCCTGCCGACGGGCTGGGCCGCAACGGGCGCGAGCGGCGCAGCGTGCATCACCGGCTTGGCGCAGGAGGTGGTCAACGGCGCGACTACGGGCGTCGTCAAGCTGCGCCGCGTGGCCGCGACAGGCTTCGAGGGCCTGAGTCAAACGCAGGCGCAGAGCAACACAATCTCCCTCGCCGCGATGGCGCACGGGATCACGATCTATGTGCGCGTGCCCACGGGCGTGAC